ACTTTCATTTTGTTTTGTTTTTATGGGGACAAATGTCCCCGATTATTAATTTTTTTTAAACTCTTCTTAAATATTTTTTAAACATATTTGAGGCATGTCTTTCGCTGGTAACATTTGCTCTCATAACCCATTTTGGAATAACTAATCGAACAGTACCTTTCCCGTAATTTTTTGTCAACCATTCTGTTCTATCTAAATCAAGAAACAATTCATAGCCATAGTATTTATCATTCTCCACAACTCTCATATCATAAATATTATGCTCCCAATAGCTGTAAACAGCCATATACATACCTTCAATGTCTGCGTATGTTTGGTAACTTCCAACCCTGTCACAAGCTGCGTTTAAAATAGCTTTCTTTGTTATATGACCGCTATTTTCTTCCCATTCTTTGTCTAAATACTCTTTAACTGTTTTCATAATGTTATTGGTTTTAATTGATTTGTAAATATGTCATTGTTTCCGTTTGACATTGCAAGTATATGGCGAGAAAAATTATTATGCAAGAGTTTTTTGCAATCTGTAGTATTAATGTAGTATAATTTGTTCATTTTTGTCTTGAATCGCAGTATTTACGTTTAATTTTTTTCAATTTTGTTGTGCTTGTTTACGTCAAATTTAAGATGTTCTAATCGTGTATTTTTATTTATATGGGGAAATTTAAGGGCTGAGGTTAACGTCTATCTCTGTTCGTCTTATTATACTTTTAATATTCATTCATTCATTACATAGGCAGAGCGGAGCGGAGCGGAGCGGCAAACAGCTACAGCAGGCAGGCAGGCAGGAGATACAGCAGGTAGGTAGGCAGGTAGGCAGGCAGGTAGGTAGGTAGGTAGGAGATACAGCAGGCAAAAAGCTAGAATGTTTGGACGGAATGGGCTAAAAGCAGACCCCAGGTAGTAAAAAAAAATTAGTTTCTGAAATGGGTGACGTGACGTGAGATGGGTATATAACCCAAACAATATAGGCATCTGATAAAATTTATTATCTTTGCTTATGGATTACATCATAGAGATACATAATAGGATTCAAATTGGATTTGCGATTGGATTTAGTTGGTACAGGTCAGACAGTAATTATGACCATGGTGAAATCATACTTTTATTAGGGCTAATTAGTATAAACATAAAATATAAGGTAAGATGAAAAACATGAAGTACACAAGTATGGGTGGGTTAAAGGTTAAGAATGGAAGGTTGGTAAACGACAGAGAAATTGGAAAGACTGGAATCCAAGAAATGGCAGAAATGAGAAAGGCTGTTAAAAGGGAAAAAAAGGTTAGCATGATTGCTAATGGAGTTATGAGGGGTGAGATGATGGGTAAAATGTTCGACATGGACTAAAACCAAATCAACATTCTGAGAACAATTTAAGGGGCACATTGCCTCTTTTTTTGTTTCTAGACCAACATAAAAAAAATAATTATCCGAATGTAAACGTTTGTAGTCGTTTGTAAACGGATAATATTTGTCTCTTTTTTTTAATTTATGTTGATTTTCAACATTTCAATGTTATAATTATGTTGCTACTTTCCTTGTATTTACTGGGAATATGTTAATATGTTAATATTTTACTTTCTTTTATCTAGTAGTTTTTTTTATTAAATATATATTCTCTCTCTCTCTCTATATGGAGGATTGAATTTCGCATTTCTAACATTTGACCCTATGACTGCTTACGCTTTAAGTTTTTGGAATTTGTAAAGTTTTTTTTGGAAATTTAAAATATTATTATTAGCTTTGGTCTCAATTAAAAAATAATGCCATGTATGTAATTTTGAAGAAGACCAATAAGTTTAAGCACACGTTTTTGGTTAATGATGATGAGGGTATACCAATGGAGTTTGAGTTGAAGGAGGATGCTGATAAGTTTGCTGAGATGTTTAGGATGAACTCTGTTAATGGTTCTGAGTATACGGTTAAGAAAATTAGTTAGCAATGACGAACAAGGAAATATTTTTAAAATTAGTTTCGTCAGATAAAACTGATACTATTGAAATGAACAGGCTTCGTATAAAATGGAGAAAGTTTTTAAAGTTTACAAATAAAATAAAATTATGAGAGAACAGGATTTAGTTGACTTAGGATTTACTTGTCATGAAGAGACGATTGAAAGTAGTGGGGCGGATAATGATTGGCATTATTATACGATGGACATTGAAGATATTTGTTTAATATCGAATTCAAGTGATGATATAGATGACAATGGGTGGCAAGTGGAGTTGTTTGATTATACATGTTGTGTTATTAAAGAATTAAGTGACCTAGAAAATTTAATTGGAATTATAAAAAAAACACTAAGTAATGAGTTTAAAGAAAATAAAGCAGGAGTATAGAGAGTCTGAGAGGAGGGAGTTGAGGATAGCTGCTGCGGAGAACTTCGTTTATGGATTACTTGGGTCAATACTAGTGGTGTTCATAGCACAGCGGATGGATATGGCTGTTCTTTTAGGATATATGACGTATTACTTCTACGTTGGTAAGGTTATAAACCGCCCGAAGTACGTTACTAGCCTAGGTAAGTTCATCATGTTTCCAGTTCCGGCTTCGCTCGGAGCGTTCTCTGGTTATAAGTTAGCATACGTTTTATCGATGTATATATAAAAAAAAGTGTATATTTGCATTATAATTTAATAAAATCAATATGGAAAACGGAGGTTACACACCAAAAAATTTAGTTTTTGACCAAGAAGGTCGAAAAAAGTTAATAAAAGGAATAGAATCTATTTCTGCAGCAGTAAAAAGCACACTAGGGCCATCCGGCCAAACAGTACTCATAGAATCACCTCATCATACGCATGGAATTACCGTTACCAAGGATGGAGTAACTGTAGCTAAAGCTGTGGATTTAATCGACCCGGTTGAGAACCTTGCGGTTAGAATGATGAAGGAAGCGGCTGATAGAACTGCGACCTCAGCAGGAGATGGAACAACTACCGCTATAGTATTGACTGAGGCTTTGGTTAAGGGAGGAATGGAGCTCATAGTTGCCGGTGTTAACAAAACTGAGGTACTAAGGGAGATAGTTGAGGAGACAAAGGAAATAGTTAAGTCACTGAAAAACAACTCACGAGCTGTAACAAAAGGAAAATTAAAGGATGTTGCTACGATATCAGCGAATAACGACCCAGAGATTGGTGGTATTATTGCGAAGGTATACAAGGCTATAGGTAAGAATGGGATTGTCACGGTAGACAAGTCTCAGACATCGGATACATACTTCGAGACAACAAACGGTTTGAAAATAGACAGGGGTTACTCCTCTAACTTATTTATCACCGACCACAAGAAGGACGAGTGTGTGTTCGATGACGTTCATGTATTGGTTTCAGATTCTGAGATTAATAATATACTGCAGATTGAGAATGTGTTAAAGCCAATTATTGCTGATGGAAAGAGGTTGCTAATCCTAGCACCATGCTCATCAAATGTGCTTAACACATTGGCAGCCAACAAGATAAAGAGAGATGTAAAGATTTGCGTGGTTCAGCCTCCTTCATTTGGTTACAAGCAGCATGAGTTGATGCAGGATATTGCATTGACATTGGGTGCTACTTACTACTCCGAGAAGACTGGAGATGATTTGAGTCACATGACATACGCAGACCTTGGACACGCTAAGAAGATTATAGTAGGAAACGAGTCAACTATTATCATTAAGGAGGATGGAAACAGTGATGCTGTAAATGAAAGGGTATCTCAGCTTAAGCAGGCACATGATAACGCAAAGAGAAAGGGTGACAAGGAGTTTATATTGTCAAGAATTGCTTCATTAATGGGAGGAATTGGTGTAATATACGCAGGTGGTAACACTGACTTGGAGCAGAAGGAGCTTTACGACAGGATTGACGATGCAGTTTGTGCTGTAAGGTCTGCACTAGAGGAGGGAATACTTCCTGGTGGAGGAATCGCCTTGACGAGAGAAGCTATGAAGCTTGACAGTAAATTTACGGTAGCCTCTAAAATATTAGCGAGTGCACTTCGTGCACCTTTGGAGCAGATAATTAAGAACGCAGGTGATGAAGTTTATGATTCAGCAATGTTAGAGTACGATGGATACCACATGGGATATAATGTAAAAACTCAGAAGTGGGGTAGTATGTACGACATGGGGGTTATTGACCCATTAAAGGTTACTAAGAGTGCCTTAGAAAATGCAGTTTCTGTAGCTGTGACTATACTTTCAACTAACGCCATCATAACAATGGCAAGAACATACGAAGATAAATAAGAATTATGAAGCCAATAGGAAAATATATACTAATTAAAATAATAGAGGAGGAAATAGAAACCTCATCTGGACTTCTTTTGTCTGCTGATGATGCTAATCAGATGAGATACAAGAAGGCGAATGTTGTAAAACCAGGTAGTGATGTGGATGTAATAAACGAGGGAGACCAAATTTATTACGATAAAAACGCAGGGTTCACTATGATGATAGGCTCAGAAAGCTATACGGTTATTTCTGAGAGGGATGTCGTTGTTGTCTTATAAAAGAGTTCATTTTTTTAATCATGTTACGGTACACCTTATCGGTGTACTTAACATTTTTCTTGAACATAGGATTTCTTTTGTCACTCATTGGAATTTCTTCTCCATTTAGCTTCTTATACACATCCTTTATTATCCTATTGGTCTTATACGAAAGTTTGTATAGGCCTTTCTTGTTTCCCTCTCTTTTTCTGAATACCTCAATCCAACCGTCTCTAAGAAGTCGGTCAAATCTTTTTACATCCCAGTATAGAAGTTCATTGAATTCTTGAAACTTATCCTTATCGAAGTAAGATTCTGAGTAAAGAAATATTAGCATTTCTAAATCTGCAGTGTTTAATCCGTACTTTGCTTTTATGAAGTATCGGACAACTCTCCAGTATTTAAGGTAGTCGTATTCTATATTTTTCATTTAATTTTATTTATTAACTTTGTAACAAATATAAGTATAATTTGTTATGTCTGACAAACCAAAAAAAGAAAAGAAAAAGGTAGAGGAAAAAGAAAGGGCTGACTTTTCTAAGTCTCTAGTTGACCTTAATGCTGCTAACTTTAAGAATAAAGACGTTCAATCATGGTCTGAAAGAGCAAAAGCTCAGGAGAGAGGAGTTAGAAGCACTGTAAGTGGATTAAGCGGAATAGGTGCTAGAGTTCGTGCACCTAGATTAGTAAATAGAAAAAAACAAATAAAAAAATAAAAAATGAGAGATTTAACAAGCCCATTGGCCGAGTCATTATTTGATGGAGGTGATAGAAAGCACAAGAGGAATGTAAGAAGAGCTGAGAGAAATGCTCCTAAGACATCTTCTAATTACGGAGAAGCTAGAGGTATATCTACAAAAAATAATAAAAAAGGAGCAGTTTATTGCAAGCCAGGGAAGCAACTAGATAAAAGTTGTGCAGGAGCTAATCCAAGAGGATTTAAAGAATCAGGAAGAGACTAATGGAAAAGAAAATTAAACCATATTTCAGTGCAGCTATCAATAAGTTGGGTTCGCCTGAAAAACTGGGACTACCGTCTCAGAAGACTATTATGAAATCAGCTTACATGAGTAAGTGCGGTAAAAAGAAGTAATATGCCAAAGGATGCCTGTTATAGAAAGACGATGAAGAGCTACGGCAAGTGGTCAGCGAGAGCTGCACAAGCCACAGCTAAGTGTCGTAAGGCAACAGGTTCTGTAAAAAAATCTACTGCAGGTTCTAATTTAAAGAGATGGACTGCTGAAAAGTGGGTAGATACTAGAACAGGAAAACCTTGTGGTACAGGGGGTAAAAGCGAATACTGCAGGCCTTCTAAAAGAGTTTCTTCAAAGACACCGGTTACAAAGTCAGAGATGTCTAAATCTACGTTGAAGAAGAAGCAGGCTGAAAAGAAAATAATAGGTAAACAAGGAGCAGGAGGTAAGAAAGTTTCTGCTGTAAGAAAAAAGAAGTAGTATGCCGGAAAAGAGCAAAATGAAATGTAACGTAGTACGTTCAAGTACTAGACCTGGTAAAAAGAGAATGGTTAAGGCTTGCGAGAATGGCAAGGAGAAACTGATTCACTTTGGAGCTAAGGGTTACGGTCATAACTACTCTGCTGCGGCAAGAAAGTCATTTAAGGCTAGACACAAGTGTGGAACAGCTACTAGTAAATTGACTGCTAGATATTGGGCTTGTAAGAATTTATGGGCAGGTAAAGGAGGGTCAACAGAGAGTTCCCCAAGTAGTAGAAGAGGTAAGTATTAATATATGGCACTAGGAAGAACTGCAAGGTATTACAAGGAAAATCCTGAAGCTCGTAAGAAAAAAAATGAGTATCAGAAGAAGTACAACGCTACAAAAAAAGAGAGAGCGAGAAGGGTTGAGCTAATGACTCTTAACAGAGAACTTGGAACTGCAGGAAATGGCGATAAGAAGGACGTTTCTCATAAAAGTAATGGTAAGGTATCACTAAGGCCTCAGAGTAAGAACAGAGGAGATAAAAACGATACTCCTGGTGATAAAAGAGCTAGAGGTAGTAAAAATAAAAAGAAGTAATATGAAATCAAAAGGATTCGGAGACACGGTTGCTAAGATAACAAAAGCAACAGGAATTAAAAAAGTTGTAGATACGGTTTCTGCAGCAACAGGAAAAGACTGCGGATGCAGCAAAAGACAAGATACATTAAACAGGGTTTTCCCATATAAAAAATAACAATGGCATATCAAAAATTACAAGCAAGCAAGGCAGCACCTGTTACTCCTAGTGATACGGTAAATATACCAAATCCAAGTGTTCCAGACGAAATTGCTAATGAAGGAAACGTATTGTATGTTGGAACAGGAGGTGACTTGACTGTTACTACTGTTTCAGGAGATAAGATTACTTTCGTAAATATTCAGGGCGGTTCTTTTCTTCCTATTCAGGTAATAAAAGTTTGGGCTACAGGTACTACTTCTAGCGATATTATAGCACTTTGGTAATATGCAAATTTCTATAGGAAATATAATAAAAGGAAGTTCAGGAGCTTCTGGGCCAGTAGATTTAGATTCTTTTATAATGAAAGTTGATACCTCTTTGCCTGGAACAAGTGCTAATAATCAATTTAGTATACCTACATTTTATGGTTCTTTTTTTAATACCCATAACTATAATATCTCTACAAGCGATGGTCAGCAGATAAACAATGTATTAGGAGACTATACTATAACATTTCCATCACCAGGAGTTTATACGATAAAAATTACAGGGCAGTTTGAAAATATATGGTTCAATAATGGTGGAGATAAGTTAAAACTTATAGACATCATGCAATGGGGGACTATATCTTGGGGTAGTCCATCTGCTGCTCAAAACAATGGATTTAAACAAGCGTTCTACGGATGTTCTAATTTAGTTGGTACGTTTAAAGACACTCCTGATGTAAGTAATGTAATTACTTTTGGAGCTTCTTTTACTAACTGTTCTTCATTCATAGGAAACTTATCCGGAATGGATGTTTCTAATGTTGTTGATATGTCTAATGCATTTAGTGGATGTACTCTTTTTAATGCTGATATTTCAGGTTGGGATACTTCAAGTACTCAATATTTTGGAGCAACATTCTATAATACATTAAACTTTCAAGCACCTATAGGAAGTTGGGATATGTCTTCTGCATTAAATATAAACTCAATGTTTGCTAATTCAACTTTTGATATGCCTTTAGACCAATGGAATATTACTTCAATTATCGATATGTCTAATTTTATGAACAATAAGATTTGGAGCACCAATAATTACGATGCAGCTTTAGTATCTTGGGAATCTCAAGGGCCTCAAACAGGAATAACGGTAGACTTTGGATTCTTAACAAAATATACTCTAGGTTCTGCTGCTGCAGCCGCTAGAGCATCATTAATTTCTACATACGGATGGAATATAACCGATGGAGGAGGAATATAAAAAATAAATATGTATACACAAACAACAACATTATTTATAGACGATTTAGTCATTAATTACATAGTGAAATGAAACAAGAATTATACCCTAAGTACATAGTAGCTTTTGGAAGTTTGCTTGTAACGTTTATCACTCCGATATACGGAATGCTTTTCTTGATGTCTTTTGCTGTAGCATTGGATACTATTTTTGCGGTGTATTGGACAATCAAGAAGAAAGGTAGGTCTTCATTTACATCTCACAAGCTATTTAATATCGTTCCTAAGACACTTATGTACATGGGGTGTATACTACTATCGTTTTTAGTAGATAAATACTTGCTAGAAGGCGAGGCTTATCAAATAAAGCTATTGATTACAAAGATAGTTACAGGCTTATTTGTATACATAGAGGCTAAGAGTATTGACGAAACAAGCCAGAAGCTTGGAAACAAACCGTTCATTGATATAATCAAGAGCTTGTTTGAAAAATTGAAGGGATTCAAGAAGGACCTAAATGAGATTAAGAAATGAATTTAACGAATGATTTTACACTAAAAGAATTTGAGTGCAATGACGGTACTGAAATACCACAAAAGTACATTGACAATGTCAAAGAATTGGCTAAAAATTTACAAGTATTAAGAGAAGAAATAGGGCTTCCTATCTCAATCAATTCATCATACAGACATCCGGAATATAACAAGAGAATAGGTGGTGCTAAATTTAGTCAGCATTTAACCGCTTCTGCAAGCGATATTGTCGTTAGGGATATGACTCCAAAGAAAGTCGCTAAAACTATCTTAAAACTCATAAAAAACGGCAAAATGAAAGAGGGTGGAGTTGGATTGTATAACGGATTCGTACATTACGATATAAGAGGAACAAAAGCAAGATGGGACAATTCAAGTTTATTCAATTTTTAATATTAGCATTTTTATTTTCTTGTAGCCCGATAAGAAGGCACGATAGGTTAGTAAGAAAGTATCCGTTTGTTCATACGGTAGACTCTATAAAAATGATTGACACTATAGAGATAATTACCGATAAGGTTATTGTAGATACTGTGTTCGGAATTAACGAGCTTCCTGATGGAGTTGTTATTGAAAAAGAGAATCTAAAAATAAAGCTGATAACGATAAAGGATAGCATCTATGTTGAAGGGCAGTGCGACACTATATTTATCAATAAGATAATTGAGAAAACAATTCCAGTAAAATACTACGAAACTAAGACTACAAATTGGTGGCTTATTATTGTTGTTGCTTTATCATCTATGTTACTATTGTTATTTTTTAAAAAATAGGTATTATAAAAAATAACTATCTTTGTAGTCATAAGTAAATATTTAAAAAAACAACATGGCAATAATACCAGATGGGATGCAATTTATCGGTATATCACCCGATATAGTTCTTCAAGAAAAAAAATCTTCTCAAGTAAACGGAAAGTCAGAGCCCTATACAATGACTGACATAATTGACACTGTTTCTGCAGGTATCGTTACCGGTGCAGATTGGGGTTCAATTACAGGTGTTTTATCGAACCAAACTGATTTACAGAGTGCACTGGATGCTAAGCAAGATGATTTAGTTAGTGGTACAAACATCAAGACTATTAATGGTAATAATGTGCTAGGAAGTGGAAATTTGCAAATTACCACTACTGACCAATGGGGAGATATTACGGGTACTTTATCTAACCAAACCGATTTACAAAATGCTTTGGATGATAAGGTTAGCAAGAGCGATTATACTCCTGCTAAAAGTTTGTTAGTTCAGCAAAGTGGAACGGGAAGTCCAAGTTCTTTGTCAGTTGGACAAAATACTCTTATTGGAAGAAAAAATGGTGGTAGTTCAGAAATTGAAGATTTGAATGTAACAGAAGTAAAAGATTTATTGGGTTACGCAGAAGTTAATCCGACAAGTACATTTTTACCTATAAATGAATCAGATTCATTTGTAGATAGTCCAATTTTTGCAGAACATCCTTTGGGTGCAGAGGGATTTTCATCACTTAAAACAAAAGTTAATGGTGTAGCAATTTTTCCCTTTGATGGAATTGCAGGTTCTCCAAGTTGGGGATTGAATGTTGAATTAAATCCTGATAGTGCTGTAGAGAGAGTACAATTAGGAGATTTTGATGATTTTACGAATGCAGGTAAGTTTGAATGGAGTACGGGTGGTAATGCACCTCCAAATGCTTCATATATTAAATTTGATACTTATGGACAAACTCATTTTGAATCAACCGTTGGTTATTTTAAATTAGATGCTAATGTTAGTAATCCCGCTTTAGTAGATGGTGCTTTGTTCGATACTTATGCTTCGGGTCTGTATGGATTTGGTAGAGAATTAGATGTAAACGCATTAGGTTCTTATTCGGGTGCGTTGTGGTGGAATTTTAATTCGGGAGATTTTATAATAAAAGACACTTTTGGTTTTGATGTTTTGTATAGCAATTTAATGAATGGTCAAACTTACATACAATCTCAAAATTCAAAATTAGGTATTGAAGAACAAGCTATGTATATTTCGGATGATTTAGAGAATACTTTTTCAGTTGCGGTTTCACATACAAAGATATTAAACGTAAGGGATGCAAGTGGTAATGCTTACGGAATAAAACTATACCCTTATAATTAATAAATAAAAAACAAAACAATGGCTATAATAATAGAAAAAGCAAAAATAAAAAATACAGACATTGAGTTAAGCAATGTCTATGGAAGGTTATCTTTTCATGCTATGCCTGATGGGACAAGAGCATCGGCTAATTTGACGTGTTACATGAGTAAGGCAGACTACGATTTATCTAAAGCACCTACGTTCGAGCACAAAAATTTAGTGTTGGAAGTTCCTTATTCATTCAACATGGAAATTGGTGAGACAGAGAAGCAAGACTTGGCGGTTATACACGCAAAGGTTGCTGCTGACTTAGCGGCAAAGGGATTCAAGGCAACGGTTGACTTGCCTGTAGAGTAATAATTATAAACAATAAAATCAAATAAAATGGAAAAGAATCAAGCATTAAGCATAATTGAGCAAGCATTAAATGTAGCTACAGAAAAGGGTAGCTACGATTTAGCAAAGGTAAGTGCAATACTTCAGGCATTAAATGTTCTTAAAAAAGACGTTGAATAGAAATAAATTATTATCTTTACCTAAAATTAAATAAAATGCAAAACTTAACAACAGAAGAATTAGAAAGAATACAAGGATTAGTAACTTCCTTTAACAAGCTAAAGATTTCT